GTGCGGAAAAAGTAACTGAGATCGAAACGCAGCTTGCGGCACGAATCACAGAACAGGTCACACCGACCCAAGCATCTGGCAAACCTTCAGGCTGGTGATCTGATGCAAAAACCTGATCCGATGATGTCCGCGTCTTACGGGGCTACGGACATCGAATCTCAGAACAATAGAATTACATGGCTTGAGATGCTCTATTTGCACGAAGGCCGCGACAAGCCTGATCACCCCCAGCGTGGTCTATATACGGGGCTTCATAAGAAGCATCATCTATGGCTTCCTGGTAGTGACGAAGATTAATCCTGTAGATCACATCCAAAACCGTCCATTGACTAGGGCGGTTAATGTACCTACGGAAAACGTTTTCTCTTCCCAAAATGATCAAAGCATTGATTGTGAGTTCTGCCGTCGTTGGCGCTGCTGTGCTGGCATCTCCTGCCCAAGCAGAAGGTTTCTATGTGAATCCTGAGTACAACGCTGGCTGGGTCGGCTCTGACTTCACCGCTGGAGTGCTCGACGCTCACGTTGGTTATGAGTCTGGTGCGTTTTTCGCACAGATTGGCCCATCAGTTTTGGCGGTTGATGGCGCTGATACTGAGGTTGGATTCTCTGGCAAAACTGGCTTGTCAGGTGCTGTTTCAGAGAACGTTGACATGTACGGCGAAGTTTCGTTCGCTAAGTATGAAGACGTTGATGCAGGCTATGGCCTGAAGGTCGGAGCTAAGTACAGCTTCTGAGCTAGTCTCCAATAGGGAGACACCTTACCCCTTTCCTGTCCTCACACCAGGGAAGGGGCTTTTCTTTGCACATCTAATCATGCAAAAGGTTTTTAACGCTTTATCCGTGGCATCGTTCACGATGTCAGTGGGCGTATTGATCGGATCAACGATGCTTTACACGCGCATCCCCTCAATCACCAAGCACTACATAAGCGAGCTAAAGCTAGAGCTAACCAAAGTTGTGACCGACATGGTGCCAGCCAAGATCGATGACGTGATGCCTGAGCTACCTACAACAACAGGTCCAGCAGTCGAGCTTCCTAAGTCACCGTTCTGACTGTATGCCTGACATCCCGGATATACAGATCCGAAGCATTGAACCGCGAATAATTCCTGAGCCATACGTTTACGCTCCACCGATAACAGCAGAGTTACCACCTGCTCCGATTTATCAGGTGCCTGGTTGTGCCAACGTCCATAGGGATGCACAACTCAACCCATCGTTGCTTCGTGATGATCCGAATGGTGTTGGAACGGCTTGCCCTGAAGGCGCGATCCCAAGCTATGACGCGATGCAGTGGAATCCACGGGATCTAAGAATTATCGAAGCAGCGCCTGTTCAGAATCAAGAGCAAGAAGAACCACCAGCAGAAACAAAGCCACAAAAGCCCAACCCACCGCCAAAGAATAAAAAGCCAGAAATCGAATGCCCTGCTGCAGACGCTGCAGAGATTGGCACATTGTCACCTAATGGTCGCAAGATTCTTGAGTCCTACGAATTGGTGGATGGCGTTTGCAAAGAGGTTTATCGAAACGTGCCAGTAACGGAGCAGTTGATCAAAGCTGTCCCATCTCCTTATGAAGCGGCTCAAACTGCAAGCATTGCCGTACTTGCCACTACCGCTGCATTGAGTACGCCTTTTCTGCTGCGTATCGTCAAGCCGCTGGTCAAAAAGGTAATTACGAAACTAAAAGAGGTCGTAACCCGTAAGAAAGAAGATCGCCCGTCTACTTTTGAACGTCAGAGGAACCAGCGGAAGGCGCGGAAATAGCGTGAACGTGCGGCACCATTTTTACGGGTGGAACGCTGACGATTAGGTCGCTGCAAACAATAGACATTCGGCCAGTAAATTGAATCCCACTTTTAGCTAACTCACCGCATTGCTTGGCCCTGAAAAGCTCGTGCTCTAAGCGTTTAGTAGAAAGTAATTGTTCCTGAAGTTTGATGTTTGTCTCTACGGCGCGTTTACATCTGGCAGTCAGGCCACCATCCAATGGCATCGAAAACGTTGCTGTTATGCCGTAATTGACTGATCTACGATCTTTTTCAAATCGCGGCATCTCTGAGTAGTAGAGCACTTTGCCTGGAGAATCTGGCTCACCGTTATCGTCTGCATCAGCACTTGAGTAGACAGGCGTTCTGGTTACTGATTGATGAGGCAGATCAAAGTTTCGACTAGATGTAACAAATGGGCTGAGCGATAACGTAGGACCAGGACATTGAATACCTTGACTCATCCGATATATAGGGTGTGGCCCGGTCATCATCTGATAGGCGTTATTAACCACTGAACCGCTTGATGTACTCGATGGATTTGCCACTGTTGTGTTGGCTTGAACCGGCCCACCAAGTGCCGCAATTACTGCGAGAACACCGACTGCGACTCGTTTACAGTTTCGGTTTGGATGGTGCGTGTAACCGTAGTCACTGCATCTAAACCTGGAGCCATGAATGATTCCGTCAGGCTCCAGCTTGCGCCAGGATTGATTACTTGCCATTGGGGCTTAGTTTCAAGATTTGGGCTTGTCCATGAAAAGTTGACTCCACCAACTGTCTGATTGTTCGTGACGGTAGCGTCAGGTGAGATAGGAATATCTCCAACAGTTTCGACATTATGACCTGCCGCTGAGTAGCTGTAACCCGTCCGAAAATTATGGGACGTAATTGTTTCGTTGATGATCGTGGTGGATTCTGATCTTGAATTAAGTTGACCCTGAGTAAATTGCGGCACGATAGGCGCAGCCAAAGCAGAGCTAGGCAACAACAAAACCAGCAGCCAAGATCTAATCAATTTCAAGTGACATCTTGTTGGACAGGATTGCACTTGTACCCGCTCCACCTGCTGTAATCGACATGATTCCGCTTGAAAGGGCCGTTGCAGCCAAGGTTGATTTCACGCCTCCAGAACCAGTCACGACTTCGCCGTATGTCGGCAGGTCATCAACGGTCCCAGTGGTGGCAGTCACCTCAGTGGCTGAACTTATCGTGTCGCCAATTACGGCTGACTCACTGAATGAGAAAGCCGAACCGGCGGTAGTCACCGCATAATTCGTGTCAACCATGGCTGGGACACCACTGGTCAGGCTGCCAAGATTCAGACCGCCAATGGCTCCACTGGTTGTGGTGCTACCACTGGTGACGCTTGGTGTCACATTTGAGCCTGATGCGCTGTAGGTGGAACCGATTCGTTTGGCTGAGCTGTAAGCCTGATCAATGCTGATCTGAGCTGATTGGGTCAGAACATGATTGATGTCAGCATGGGCAGGGGCAGCCAACAAAGTGATGCCTAATACCAAAAGTGTGCGGGTCATTTGATGCCTGCATTGGTTTTACTGTTATCAACGATAACGCCGTTGTCCTCCTTCTTTTTCTTGCCAAGTTTGCCGAGTGCTGGCGAATAAGAAGCCGCAGTTCCCGTAAGCAAAGACGCGGGGAAAGTTGGATCGACAGATTGGGAAAAGATGCCCAGATAGTTCGCAGTCAGGATTCCCATCGACCACAGCAGAATGGTCACGCGAACAACATCACCCAGCCAAGAATGACCTTGATCCTCTTGTTCTTCCGACTTGGTTTGCGGTGTTTCTGCCATGATGCAGTCAAGCTAAGGGTCGAATGGTGGTAGAAATTTGGGCAGCAATGGCGGGTGCTGGGATTGGGGTTGCGGCCTCAGGCATCAAAGGAGCCAACCGCGAAAGCCAGCATGGACGTGATTCCCTGGTGCGCCTCACAAGTGCTGTAGACAATTTAGCCAATCGGATGGATGTGCTCCACGCTGATCTAAGGGTTAGGGACCAGGAGCTATTTCAGCGCATATCAACGCTTGAGCAAGATGTTGCACGGCTGGAAGGACACGCCAACAGGAATTAGACTTTTTGCACACACAGTGATCCCATGGTTTTACTTCTAAAGCCAATTCTCTTTGGATTCATCAAATCAAAAGCCGTAAAACAGTTGTTGCTTGACTGCTTGGTCAAAATCAGCGAGCAGACTGATAACGAGCTGGACGATGTGGCTTGCACGTATTTGAAGAACCTGCTGTTTCCGGCCGAAAGGGTAGAGAAGTAGTTTTATGCCATCCGTATTGGCTGTCGTGATCAGCGTCTTGATCGTCGTGTTTGGTAGCGGCGCAATGTTTATGAGCGGCTTTGCAGCTAGGCACACGCCATGTTCTACGGCATCATCCCAATAGTTTTGCTGTCAAGCATTGTGTCGTTGAGTCTGCTCGATTTCTTTCTCTGGTTTCGACAGACTCCGCACCAAATGGCAGCGATCAAGCAGCTAGAGGACTCGCTGCTGGAAAAAGATCTGCTGAATGAAGAGGCAGAGTGGTTTCA